AGAGTATACAGATTATAAAACAGGTGAAAGTTAAATATGCCTTGATTTGTATTCACTAAATGTTCTATGAGATTTCTTAGCAACATTATTTAAAGCATATTTAAGTATCTCTAACTCTTTTTTATCTGAATCTAAATCTATCCAAAAGATTCTATAGTTAGATATACAATAAAGAATAAACCATAGATCAGAAAAGTTAGATAGCACAGGAGGTTTTGAACCACTATAATTTAATGCTCTCTGATAACCTTTCTTTTTATGTTCTTCTTTTAACCCCTCATGAAGTTGTTTTAGTATGGGTTGTATTAATTTCCATTCTTTATCTGCCTCTTCATTAAACATTTGAATGAATAGTTGTTGTCCATATAATAGCATAGTGAATGCAAATACTTTTTCATTTACTTCAAACTTCATGTTCCAATTACCATCATTCTTTTGTGATGGTATATTATTTTACCACCTCTGTATAATATATTCTTTAAACCTGATTGTTTAATTAATTGATCCGTATCTTTTGCACAATTGATATGTAACCATTTAACATTATCATTATCATTACTCTGCAGAGCAAACATTCTATCTGGAAACTTTTCTGTAATAATACTCATATCCATCATATGTTCACATGAAGTATTAACTATAACTTGACCTTTGTAATCTATATCATCAAAGACTACATCTTTAGTATGCACATTTACTTTAGGGTAATCATTAAACATATGTGCTGCTATGTCTGTTGTATACTCATCTACATCATAAAGGTCAACATTTATTTTACCAAAAGTTTGATATAAGAAAGGTATTAATACAATACCATACCAGCCAGCAAGAACAGATATATGATTAAAGTTGTCAGGTGCAACTTTTTTTAACTCATGACACAACCATTCTTTACTTTGTATCTGAGTATCAAATACACATTCAGAAAAATCTTTAAATTTATAAACGTGTTTATCTGAAACGTATCCTAAACCTTTAACCCAGAGTCTTTGTACTTCACCACAATCCATCTAATAATTCACCTCTATTATTAACGTCATCTAATACACATATTGGTATTTGTCTAAATGTATTACTCTTTATATCATTTGGAAACACACATCCATGTTTATATGAATATGCTAGTCCAGGTTTAAAAAAGTTTAAATTATTACTGTGCCTTCTATATAGCCATGGATCTAATCCATAAAAACTTTTGAATAGCATCTCTTTATTATCCACAAAGTCTTTCCATATTAGTTCACAATTGTTTTCATCAATAACCATAATGGAACTATTAACATTACATTGGTGTATCTTCATTGCCATATCATCACTAAACCAATATGTCTTTAATATATTTAATTTATCTTTAACAGAACAATTAAAAAAGGGTTCTAACCCCCAAGGTGTTTTTTCAGCCGTTTTATTCTGATGTACATAACAATCCAGATCTAAGTATACTGTTGGTTCTTTAAACAAACCTGGTTTAAATAATTTAGTTTTATTCCACCACTTACGATCTTTATAGTCATCTGTAATTGATATTACATTTATTTCTTTTTTTAATCCTTCTGGATTATCAGTTAAGCACGTATACTCAATTCTTGGATCTATATGCTTTAGTTGTTTATATAATTGATTAACATATCTTGCACTATATGTTGTACCAACTCTTAAAGATACTGCTTGCATATGTCTGCCTCCCAACCTTCTTTTATATCTAATGGATCTGGTTCATGGTCTTCCATAAAAACACATACAGCATGATCAGGTCTGTACTTTGCTTTTTGTTTATCTGGATATTTAGCACCTCTGCTATGTGAATATATTGTTCCTTCTGGATATGTATTAATCTTATCTCTATGACATCTCCATAGATAAGCATCACTACTATACAAAGAACCTTTAGCAGCTTTGTAATGTTTTAAGAAGTGCTCCCATATCTGATTTGTTACAGGAGCAGTATTATCAACATAAATTAAACTAGCATTAAAACTCATAGTAAGAAAATAATTACCACCATGCATAGGAACATGCCACTTAGGGTTCCAATCAGTTCCAATAATTGCTGGAGGTTTAGTTTGTATAACTCTACCTAGATCACCTAAGAATAAATTATCTAAATCAGAAAATAATATCTTACCTTCTATACCACATAGCTTGGGAGCAAATAAAGACATCTTAATTGCATCCCAGAACCACCATTGCTTCATTGATAGTATATCATCCCACAACCATTTCTCCGTACACTCTACAGGAATAATATCTTTATCTAAACCATCTGGATTATCTGTCATACAATATGAATTAAATTCACAAGGTATATGACGTTTAGCCATCCTATGAATTAAGTTAGGATATTCAGCTGCAAACTTATTACCCCATTTAATTGTCATTAAGTTAATCTTTTCCTGGACCATTTAATAACCTTATATAATACCCATCTCTTTTTTTCATAGATTTTTTATCTCTAGGAAAGAATTCAGAACCAACATCTGCACCATAGTAATATGAATATGCAATACCTCTTGGTAATGGTTTAAGAGATCTTAACCATTGGTGTCCTAAATAATCATCATTACCTCTATACATTGTCATTATAAATTCAGGATCTTTATTAAAGTCTCTCCATATATCACAAAGAGATCCACCTTGCCAGCCCATAACAGATGTATTATAAAATGAAGGAAATTTCATATCTGGATCTTCTTGTACTACTTTTTCTTGTTTACTTAAATCTAACCAATCAATTGGTTTCCAATAACAATATACAGATGTTAGTTTGTCTCGTGTAATAAATTTATCTATTTCTGATATGTCTCTATGAAGTGTCACATCTAAATCAAAATATAAATTAGTTCCTTCTTTATCAATCTCTGGATGAAATAGCAACATCTTATTCCACCAACCATCTAACTTCCATTTAGATACATCTATAATTTTTATTTCAGGATGTATTATTGTAGTGAGGTTAGTTAATAGATAGAAATTAAATTTCTTTTTATAGTATCTTTTAACTTGCCAAAACAAATCATAGACATGACTATCTCTATACTTGTCTTTTATAGTAGGATTTTCTGGTATTGTCTTAACACAGAATATATTATTCATAATAAAAGTTTCTAGTTATTGTTAAAAAAGGATCTACCTTTTCTTTGAATTTTATATTATCATACATTAAGTGTAATGTGTCAACACGTTTACTAACTAATATATGTAACATTGTATGATGATCTAGTAAAAAATAAGATTCATCTAAGCCATCACGTCCATGATTAACATACTTTTGATTAGATTTCTTAACTACATGCTCTCTTAGCCTAGCATTATAATCAAATGGTATTCTTTTATCTAATGCTAATCTAAATTTAAAGATGTCATCAAAACCTTCATATGTATTTTTATATGTGGTTATTAAATAGTTTGGCCATTTATTTACATTAGATACTAATCTATAATAGTCTACAATAGTTCCGCGAGCTTTTTTGAAGTAATCAGGGACAATTTGTTTTTGAGAATTCTTTTTTACCATAATACATTCACCTTTAAAAATAGTCTAATTGTTTCTTATAAATATATATATCTAATAAATTAAGGAGTTATTTTAATGGCAACAAGATCGGATATGATCATAGATCAAGGAAGTACATTTTCTACAGTTGTCACTGTTACGGACACAGATGGATCAGTTGTTAATCTGACTGGCTATACTGCAAATTCACAGATAAGAAAACATGCTACATCTGCTAACACACAAGCTACATTTACTATTACTAATGGTGGAACGTCTGGACAGCTAACTTTAGGTTTAGATTATGCTAACACATCAGCTTTAACTGCTGGTAGGTATGTGTTTGATGTAGAAGTAACATCAGCAGCAAATGTACGTTCAAGAGTTATAGAAGGAATTGTAACGGTAACCCCTGAAGTAACGAGATAGGTAAATGGCAATAACAGGACAATCAGGAGGTTTATTTAATTCAACAGCTCTTACTGTTAAAATAGCACAGAGTACTGCTGGTGGTGGGGCAGCTAGAATGGATACACTAGAAGATGTTAGAGAAGTATCAAAGGCTAATAATAACATATTAGTTTATGATGGAGTACGGGATTTATTTATTTTAGAAGCACCTAATGCAGATGGTGGAACTTTTTAGATGTCTACGGAGACTTTAGCAGCTACACTTAAAACAACTTCTAGCAATAGAATTACTTTTTTAAGTCGTAGAGCAAACTTTTTATCAGAGCTAGGTGATGTGGTGTTAACCAATATAGCTAATGATGATGTATTAAGATATAATAAAGCAGATGATACATATGTAATAACACCAAGAAAATTAAATGGAGGAACTTTTTAATGGCTGGTACAATTCAAATCAAAAGATCTGCAAATACTGCTACACCAACAGCTTTAGAATTTGGTGAGCTTGCTTGGTCTTCTAATAGCCAAACAATAAGTATTGGTAGAGAAGATGGTGATACAGCCAATCTGGTAGCCATTGGTGGAATAAGAACACCTGGTACACTGACAGCTAATCAAGGATTAGTAGCTAATAGTACATCCTATATTAATGAAATTAAAGCAGCTAATCTCCATATTGGTACTTTAAAAAGTACTGCAAATCTAGAAGCGAATGTAACAATGACAACTAGTGCTACAGCTAATCTCTATAATGTACACTTCCGTGGTGACTTAAAAGATGAAAATGGAAACAAATTACAAATACTCTACGCCAATGGAGACGTAGCATGGGGATAACAAATGGCAACACCTAATAGCAGAACATCAATGAAAGAATTTTGTCTACGTAGATTAGGCAAACCTGTCATTGAAATTAATATAGATGATGATCAAATGGATGATCGTATAGATGAAGCATTATTGTATTATCAAGACTATCACTTTGATGGTGTAGAGACTACATGGCTTAAGCATGCAATCACACAAACTGATATAGACAATAATTATATTTCAATTACTAATGCTGCTACTATTGGTATAGTAGATATATTTGATATAGGTGATTCAACAAGTACAAACAATTTATTTAATGTTAGATATCAAATAGCATTAAATGATTTATATGATCTATCAAGATACGATCTTGTACCATACTTTATGAATTTTATGAATATTAGATTTATTGAAGAAATGTTAATAGGTAAACAACCTTTAAGATACAACAGACATTTAAATAAACTTGCTATTGATATGGATTGGCAAAAAGTAAATGTTGGTGAATACCTTATAGCTAAAGTTTATAATAAAATAGATCCAGATACTAATACAGATGTATGGGGTGACAGATGGTTACAAAGATATGTATCAGCTTTATTTCAAATACAATGGGGTAAAAATTTAACTAAATTTGTAGGTATGCAATTACCAGGAGGAGTTCAATTTAACGGAGAACAAATTTTACAACAGGGTTTAGAAGAAAAAAATAAACTAGAAGAAGAAATGATTTCTAGTTACTCTCTTCCCGTTCACGATATGACTGGATAATTAAATGGCTAAGGGTACTAATCTTTATTTTGATAACTTCGCAAATAGAGACGAACAGAATTTAATTAATGATCTCGTATACGAGTCAATCAAGATATATGGGATTGATGTTGGGTACATGGCTAGAACATTAGATGATACAGATGACATCTTAAATGAAAGTAGAAAAGCATACTACGATAAATTCAGTCAAATTGAAATGTATATTAAAAATGTAGATGGTTTCCAAGGTGAAGGTGACTTCCTAAGTAAGTTTGGTGTAGAGATTAGAGATCAAATTACATTCTCTATTTCACGTCGTACATTTGCAGAGACTGTAGAATCAGAACAAAGTATTACAAGACCTAGAGAAGGGGATTTAATTTACCTACCTCTTAATAATAAAACATTTAAAATAACATTTGTAGAACATGAGCCAACATTTTATCAAATGGGTTCATTACAATTTTATGATGTGACCTGTGAACTTTGGGAATATGCTGGAGAAAGAATTAACACTGGCTTTAGTGAAGTAGACAACATAGAAACAACATTCAGTACTGACATATACTTGGACGTAATGTTGACATTAGAAGATAATTTAACTCCTATTTTTGCTGAAGATAATGACCGTATACTAATGGAGGCTGAAGATAGATCAGATGCTAGTGCAAACACATCATTAGATTACGATACAGTAACAGATGCTGACAATATACAAATTGAAACAGATGCGGATGCAATCATAGACTTTAGTGATTTAGATCCATTTAGTGAGGGCGGGAGCTTCTAATGCTAGGACATACTTATTATCATCAACACTTGCGTAAGTATGTAATTGTGTTTGGAACATTGTTTAATGATCTTATTATTCAAAGAAAAGATGCTGCCAACAATGTAGTACAAGATATAAAAGCACCATTAGCTTATGGTCCAAGAGAAAAAGCATTAGCTAGATTAGAACAAGATCCTAATCTAAACAGAAAGACAGCTATAACATTACCACGTCTAACATTTGAAATGCAATCTTTTTCTTATGCTCCTGAAAGAAAATTAAACAAAATACATAGAAATGTATCAGCCCTTTCAGACGATAAAAAAAAATTATATGCTGCATACAGTCCTGTACCATATGATATAGGTTTTGAGTTAAACATTATGACAAAGTTTGCTGAAGATGCTACACAATTACTAGAACAAATACTACCATTCTTTACACCAGAGTGGTCTATAACTATGAATTTAATTCCAGAGATGGGATGGAAACAAGATATACCTGTAGTACTTAATAGTGTAAGTACATCAGATACATACGAAGGAGATTTTGAAACAAGAAGAGCTTTAATACATACATTAAGTTTTACAATGAAAGGTTACTTCTGGGGACCACTTAGGAAAACTGGAATTATTAAAACTGCGAATGTTATGACACACGTGGATACATCTAACGTATATGCAAATACACATGCATCTAATACAGTGTTTGCAAATGTTAATGTGACAAATTCATCATCATCTGGTTATTACTTACATAGTAGAACAACAACTACACCTGGTTTATTGGCAAATGGAAGTCCGACAGCAAATGCATCATTATCAGTTGGCATAGATAGTATAGATGAAGATGATGATTATGGATATATAGATAATTTTGAGGAATGGTTCAGTGCAAACACAACAGCCTAAAGAAGATAAGATAGCAGACACTTTAAATATAGCCCCAATTGTACAAGAGAAAAAAGAAGTTACAGTTGTTGAGCCACCTAAAGAAGATCTGACGCAAAAAGATTTAGAATACTCCAGAGAGAATTTATATCACTTAGTTGAAAGAGGTAGAGATGCTTTAGAAGGTATATTAGACTTAGCACAACAAAGTCAATCACCTAGAGCATATGAAGTTGCTGGCCAGTTAATTAAGACAGTAACAGATACTAATAGAGATTTAATTGATTTACAAAAGAAAGCCAAAGATCTATTTGATGATAAAATAGATCCTAAAACAATTAACAATAATTTATTTGTAGGTAATACATCTGAATTAACAAAACTAATGGGTGGGACAGCTAGAGATGTTCCATCAGGAAAAAGCAAAATATGATAGATGATGCATCACTAGAATTAACTGAATACTTAGTGCCATGGATAGCACTATTAGTATCACTTGTTGTTACAATGTGGATAAAAGATTGGGTATCAGCTTTTGTAAAAGGTATGCAGTTTAGAAGAAACCCAGCATTCCAAGAAGGTGATCATGTAATATTAGATGGGCATCCATCCATTATAGTTAAGGTCGGGATGACTGAAACTGTATTTGGTGTTTATTCAGATAAAGGATATACATGGAGGTATGTTCCTAATATACGAATACCATTTTTAAAATTAGAAAAGATTGTTAACCCCGAGCTACATCTTGACTCTCCACAGGAGAAAGCTAGAAAGTTACAAGCATTAATAGATATTGGTCAGGATGATAGAATAAAAGAAAATTCCAAAGCAATAGAGAAGTTAAAAAAATGAGCGACATTTCTGAACC